CAAGATTTATAAAGGCTTGACAAATGGAAAACTATATATTATAGTAGATTAAAAGGGAGTATTTTATGCCACTAATAGCTGCTAGTGAATACAATAATGTTAGACAATCAATTGCTCAAAGAGTAGGCAATTTTGGTGTATGGGCCGATCATAGTATTGCAACAAGTACCACATCTAGTGGTTATGGAAGAAATTTTACAAGTGGACTAGTTGTTGGTGGTAACACCCCTGGTGTAAGTGATACCGTAACTGAACAACAATACTTTGATTTATGGAAAGATTTACAAGCAGCTCATGTACATATTTTTGGAAGTGTAAACGCTACTATTGATCCAACAGCATTTGAACAAGGCGTAGATCCTGTTGATATTCAAGAAATAACAGATTTTAACACTATTGGTACTGCTATTTTAGGATTTAATCATGCTACTACTGATTTTAGTTCAACAAGTTTTACAACAGCAGGCTTATTAACAACAGGCGCCGCAAGTACATCTTCTACTAGAAGCACCAGTTGGGGAGGTGCAAGTGATGCAGTTAAAATTATTCGACATGAAGTTTCTGTAAACTTTTCTAGTCACAATGCTCTTTTGTATTTTCTTGCAGCAGGCGGAGAAATTAGATTTGACGCAAGTGCAACAGGTGGTACTACTGGTACAGCTGGTACAAAAGATTATAACTGGGCACAAATGTATACAGACATGGGCACAATTAGATTTGGTAGAATAGCAAATACAACATGGAGAAGTGAATCAGTTGGCGGCACTGGAACCGGATTTAGCGGTGCTAATATAGCAGATGCAAAAGCCAGTAAAACTTTGATATTTGAAAAACAAGGCGGCGGTTCTATCTATAACGACAACTATACAAGAATTTATGCATGGACAAATGGTGCATTTAGTAGCACTACACAATTAAATTTTGAAATAGAATTTGATGACGGAGATACAGGTACATCAGGCATTGATCCAATCGACGAATCAGTAACAGCATCAATTACAAGCAATTTATATACATACACACCTGATAGTGATTTTAGTTACAATAGCATAACATATGATGCTATTACTCAATCACCACCTACAGGCACCGTTGTAAGTAATTTATAAGTTGACAACAACATAAAAATTAGTTATAATTTAACCATAGTAGGAGGATTCTATGGACGAACGTCTCGAAAAAGCACTCGATATCAGTAACTATATGGTTACATTAAACAATCAAAAAAGATTACTAAATGAAAAGTATAAAGAAAATTTAGTATATTACTACAATGGCGGACAATTTTCTATCACACATGATTTGATTAGTTTTTGCCAAAGTTTAACAGCAATGAATGTTGATACCACTATTTTAGTAGATGACAACGATATTCCTATTGTTGTTGAAGATTTAGAAAAATTTAATACTGAAGTATATTCAAAATACTTTGAAGCATCAAATGAATACTTGTTTGGATATAACGAACTAAAAAATAATAGATCAGTAGAAAGTATTATGAATCTATGACAAAAGGTGTACTATTATTTGCAAGTAATAACCAGTCTATGAACTATGTTAAACAAGCAAATTTTCTTGCCAAACGAATAAAAAAATATATGGATTTACCAGTAACTTTAGTTACAGATGTAAAAGTAAAAGAAAAATATCCCGAATATGTAGAAAATTTTGATAACATTGTTTTTGCAATGCTAAAGCAAAACAGCTCTAGTCGTAGACATTATGACGGAGACTTACATAATCAAGTTTTACCATTTCATAATAAACACCGAGCATCTGCATATGATTTAACTCCATATGATCAAACAATTATTATGGATACTGACTACATTATATCAAACGATATTTTGAATAATTGTTTTACACAACACAAAGATCTAATGTTGTATAAAGATGCAACACATTTAGGTATTCATGATAAAACTCCAGAGTTTCAACACATCAGTGACACAAGTGTAGATTTTTATTGGGCAACGGTTTGCTTTTTTAGAAAAACCAAAGAAACAAAAATATTTTTTGATCTAGTTAAACACATAGAAGAAAATTACTGGCACTATAGAAATGTATATCAGTTTACTAGTAGTGTGTTTAGAAATGATTTTGCATTTAGTATTGCAGCACATATTATGAACGGATATCAAGCAGGCAATTTTGTAGGAAAGTTACCAGGCAAAAAATATTATACAATTGGTAAAGATGTTGCACTTGATATTAAAGATGACGAAATTAAAGTATTAGTTCAAAAAACAAATCGGTTTGGCGAGTACACAGGAGTGCGGATGAAAGGATCAAACGTGCATATTATGAACAAATTTAGTTTGGAGAGAATCATTGACAACGAATAACTTTACAATGTTGGCACAAAATTCTACAACAGATTATGTTCAACAAGCATGTCTTGCTGCTATGAGTATTAAAACTACAAATAGTAACGCAAGTATCTGTCTTATTACAAATGATCAAGTACCAAACAAATACAAAGATCTTTTTGATCACGTAGTTGAAATACCTTGGGGAGATCATGCTGCGGATGAAGATTGGAAAATCAGCAATAGATGGAAAATATATCATGCTATTCCTTATACTGAAACTATAGTAATGGATACTGATATGCTTGTATTAGAAGATATGAGCGATTGGTTTGATTTTTTAAACAATTATGATTTATTTTTTACTAGTAATGTTTATACATACAGAGGAGATAAAGTAACAAGTAATTATTACAGACGTAGTTGGGATACATATAATTTGCCTAATTTGTATTGTGGATTACATTACTTTAAAAAGTCAGACTTAGCACATGAGTTTTATACATGGTTAGAAATGATTAATAATAATTGGATGACATTTTATAAATCAGTAGCAAATGGTAAAAAAATACAAAGATGGTGCAGTATGGATTTGAATGCATCTATTGCTGCAAAAATTATGGATGTAGAAAATATTATTACCAACAGCAAAACACAATATCCTAGCTTTACACACATGAAACCTAAAGTGCAAAATTGGAACAAGAATTTTTCAGACAACTGGCAATCTCGTGTAGGTGTGTATTTAGATGAAAATTGTAAATTAACAATTGGTAACTATCGTCAAAGTGGTGTGTTTCATTATACTGAAGATGATTTTGTAACAGACGATATTATAAAAAAGTACGAAAAACTATTAGGAATCTAACATGGACTTAAAAGTTAAAAAAACTAGAATGATATCTTTTGATAACGATGGCAATATTTTATCAATTGGTAAAAAAATTGTGCAAGATTCAAATACTATAGAAGTAAACATTGATGACGTAAAAGATTTACTTTCAGGAAAATATTCATTTGCAAGTCATAAAGTACAATATGATTTTTTAGAAAAAAAGTTTGTGTTAAAAAATCAAACACAATTACAAGAAGAAAGTTATGTTAATTCTTTTTTGTTTGAAATTGAAACAAATGTCGAAAATCCTCAAATAAAAATTATTCAAGATAAATCAAATTATCAATGGGTATTAGAGATTGATAAAGAATTTGAAACACAAATGCTTGAAAAAAATATACCTGTTGATACAAGTAAACACTTTTATAGTATAACAAAAAAAGGTGATCCTAATATTCTATATAGAATGATACAATTTGAAACAAAAACTATTCCGTTTGCATACGATTTTGAACTTGACGATAACCCATTTTCAATCTATACTACTAAAAAGTTTCATTCTTATGGATATGAGGTAGTTGATGGATAATGTTTTTAGAGTTGTTGATTATGATATCATTTATTTAAGTTATGATGAACCTAATGCAGAAGAAAATTATTCTGATTTATGTAGAAAAGTTCCGTGGGCAAAACGTGTTCACGGTGTAAAAGGTAGTGATGCTGCACATAAAGCATGTGCAGAATTAAGCGAAACTGATAGATTTATAACCGTCGATGGTGACAATAAAATTAATGATGAGTTTTTACAACAAGTTATTAATTTTGATGTTAATGCTGATTTAAGTAACAAAGTTATTAGTTGGAAAGCAAAAAACAAAATTAATGGATTAATGTATGGAAACGGCGGACTTAAATGTTGGCCTAAAATGCATGTTTTAAATATGCGTACACACGAAAATGCAGATCCTGATAATCCACATGCACAAGTTGACTTTTGTTGGGATACAGAATATGTACAAATGGAAGGTGCATTTAGCACAATTTATAATAACGCTACACCCCAACAAGCGTGGCGGGCAGGTTTCCGCGAAGGTGTAAAAATGGCATTGGACAGAGGTATACGTCCAACACTAGAAAATTTTAGATTAAATCATTGGAAAAATTTACATCGTCTGTATGTGTGGTTAATGGTTGGTGCTGATGTAGAAAACGGCGATTGGGCTATCTACGGCGCACGTGAAGGATTGTACAAAACAATGTGTACTGATTGGGATTTTGTTAATGTACGTGACTTTGAATGGTTAAATGAATATTGGAATAGCAAAGATCTCAACGAAGACGAAATGGAAGATAATACATTATCGCTTGGTTATAGTTTGATTGAAGAACTTGATTTGCCAATTGCAGCTGAGCCATTAAATGGTAATCAAAGTCGTTTCTTCAAAACGGTATATATTAATCCAGATAGATCAAAAGGTCAAAACTTTTTAGATAGAGAGCAATAATGGAGCGTAGCGAAAGCGAAGAAATTAAACGCATCGATGGTATAACACAAGAAATATCACCAACGTTTTGTTTTGCAAAATGGTATCATGCCAACATATATTTTCAAACAGGTGAAACACATAGTTGTTATCATCCTGCTCCCCATAAAATTGACACAGCACCATTATTAGAAAATCCAAGTGCAATACACAACACAGCACAAAAGAAACAAGAACGTGCTGCTATGATGCGTGGCGAACAGCCTAGTGGTTGCAACTATTGCTGGAAAATTGAAGCACTTGGCAAAGATTATGTTAGTGATAGGAAACAGCGTAACCAAACTATTTTCTTCAAACATAGATTAGCAGCAGTAAAAGAAGGCGGTGCAGAGTTTGACGTAAATCCAGAATACTTAGAAGTATCATTTGGCAACGAGTGTAACTTCCGTTGCGGTTATTGTCATCCTAAAGCCAGCAGCAGATACTATCAAGAAATTAAACAACATGGCCCGTACACAAATGTAAAAAATCACAGATGTGATATTGATTGGTTTCAAATATTTGAAGAAGAAAACAATCCTTATTTAGATGCATTTTGGCGATGGTGGCCCGAGCTTAGTAAAGAACTGCACATACTGCGTATTACTGGTGGAGAACCTACTATACAACAAAGCACATACCGGTTGTTTGATATGCTTGATGCTGATCCTAAGCCTGACTTAGAGCTTAATTGCAACAGCAATTTAGGTGGAAAACCAAAGCAGTTAGAAAAGTTTACAAACCGTGTAAATGATTTGTTAACAAACAACAAGATTAGACGCTTTAAAATGTTTACTAGTATTGACACTTGGGGCAAACGTGCAGAATACATACGAGACGGATTAGACATTGAAGTGTTTGAACGTAACTTGGATTATTTTATGCGTAATTGTCAAGCACCAATGGTACTAATGATTACGTTCAACATTTTCAGTGTAACAACATTTCGCACACTACTAGAAAAAATATTAGAATGGCGTAAAAAATATAATGATGTAGAAACACACAGATGGCAGCGGTTAGGTTTTGATACACCACATCTTAAAGAGCCGTTACAATATGATATTAACATTTTGCCTAATAACTACATGAGTTATATGCGTGATCATTTGCAATTTATAAAAGAAAATGTAGATGATAATCGTAAAGATGCATTTAGTACAATTGAGTATGAAAAGTTTAGACGTGTTGTTGACTATATGGAAACAACTGAATATCCATTAGATAAAATTATTCAAGGACGTAAAGACTTTCACAACTTTTTTGCAGAACAAGGTCGTAGACGTGGAGTCAATCACGAAGAAGTGTTTCCAGAAATGTCAGACTTTTTTGAACTCTGCAAGAAATACGTTTAGTGCAAGTTCTGTTTCAGGCCACATATTTTCTTTTAGTTTTTTAATATAAAAATCTACATCTACACGCCAAAATGTTTGGAAAGTGCCTTTGTATTCTAGTTCAATAGGGTCTTTTAAATATCCTTGATTGTGCATTATTTTAGCCCAAATGCGATGTACTTTGTTTTGGCTTCCAACTTCGTTTGTGTTTGTGCTAATATACATAGGTTTTTCTAATCCTACGTAATGCATACAAACTGGAGTCAGCATTTGACTAGTCCAATGATTCATTGGCGAGTGTCGATAGTTATGCACAGCATGAGCACGATTGCCATCGATTAAATCATTTAATACGCAGGTCCTTGCACTAATACGATGTGCGTTTTTTCCTAATATACCCAATTGTCGTAGACTATGACTTATACTTGTTCCAACTACTTTATCTTTGTAATACATTAAAAATAGTGTAGCATCTTCGTGTTTGTCAATGTAGTCAATAAGTACCGTTTTATTATGATTATTGTAAAAACCTTTTGCTTCTGCGCCAGCATAAAACTCTGTCAAATCCTGTGTGCCGTTGTATATTTCTAGTCTATACAAAAGTTTGTGTCCTTATAATCTTTTTCAAGTTATCGTCAATTTTTATTTCATTTACTGCTCGCAATCTAAAGCGAGGAATATATCTAAATTCTTCTACAAATTCCGCCATATATTTTATATGTCCGGTGTAATGGACCACGCATTGATTTCCTACTTGCCGACATAATGCAAGTTCTGCGCCTGCTGCTACTGCTGCTTTTTCTATTTGTTCTGGATACACTCTAATTGTATCTTGCTTAAACATATTTGGCATTCGTCCGTTAAGTGTAAAACGATTTCTATCACCTTGTACACAATCACCACTTACCCATATATTAGGTTGACTACTCCATTTACAGCATATTTGATTATTTACAATATCTAGTTCTGCACCTGGTGCAATACTTTCTGCTGTATAAGTATTTTCTTCTTCGCTGTATAAAACAATAGGAGGTACTTCTGTGCTACCATACACATTGTAAACTTTATTTGGGCCATGTTCACGTAATTCGTCTAGCATTCCTATTGGTGTAAAATCACTTCCTGTAATAAGTGTGTTTACACTGCTGTAATCTAATGTCTGCCATTTTTTGTGTTTGTATAAAGTTTTCCAAACATTAGGTAACAACAGCGTATGTGTAGGACGGATATCATGTATACGATTTACATAATCAATTCCTTTAAAAGTTTCAATGTAAAGTTCACAATTTAATTTAAGAGCGAGATATACACTTAATACACTGAATGCAATACCACGAGGTGAATAGTAACTAAGTATTTTACTATTTTTTTCTAAATTTAAAATTTTTATATTTGCATTTACTGCTTGCTCAATAGTTTCTTTACTATGACCGATATGTTGTGGAAATCCTGTAGTGCCACTTGTACTTAGATTTAAAAATTTATCGCCTCTATAGCCATAACTATATCCACTTTGCCAGTACCAGTTGTGTAGTAGTTTTAATACATTCTGTTCCCAGTCAGGCTTATCACTAAAACAATCTACAGGATTGCTCAGTGTATAATCGCTAATCCATTGTTCAGAGATTTGTTCACCATCTATGTAAATTTTCATGCTTTATTATAACACAATTTTAGTGTAAGTCAACCCACGCAGAACCTGTGTATCCTTGGAATTTATTATTACTTGTATTGAAAATAATCATTCCTGCTTCAGCAGTCATACTATCTCTTGCTGCAAAATTTGTACCACGGGCTTTAAAAACAGGAACTTCTAAAACACCTGCACTATTAAATTCTAAATTCATGCTTTGATTTGCTATAGGAGTTGCAGATCCTGTTCCTAGTGCAACACTAAACCCTGTTTTTACACTACTATCAGTTGAAGTAGGAGCAGTGTTTCTGTCAACAAAGAATCCAAAATGTCCTGCATCAACAAATCCTGCACCATTATAACCAAGAGCTGCAACCATAAGCATTGGATCTGATGTTTGTAATGCTGTTTTTGCTTCTGGTGTTCCTCTAAAAGCGTTGACTAATTCAGTTGCATCTCCGTCAGATATATTGAAGTTTTTAACAATACTTTCTGCATTAAACTCAATATCACTTGTGTAATCCATACCAAGTTGTAGTACACCGTTATTAGCATATATCGAAGTTGTGCTACCAACCCATGTCATAATGTCAGTTGTTCCATCCATTAGCCTGCCTTGTACAGCACCAAAGTAATTACTTTTTACAATGTCTGCTTCTAGACCGTAGTCTTCTGTTGGTGTTAAAGTTAGCTGTGGAGTGCCATCATATGCAACTATATCGGCTTTTAAATATGCATCTGTGCGTGTAGCACCAATTCCTAAAATAGGTCCCTTTCCAGCATTATCAATATGAGAAATACCGCCTCTCATTTCCCATTGTCTATGAGCTGCATGTTCGTTGTAAGCAATCAGTACGGTTGGATCTGTTTCATCTCTTTGTACAGCCATAATTTGTCCGTACAAATCTCCGGTAACGTTACCAGTAACATCACCCGTAACATTACCGTCTACATTACCAAAGTGATGTCCGGTTGTATTTCCAGTAACTTCTCCAGTAACATCGCCAACAACATTACCAATTAAGTTACCTCTAATTGTACCTGTTGTGTTAAGAGTTCCGTAAAACGTACCAGTAATACTATCAGCTACAATTGTTGTTGCATCTATTGATTTTGTAGTATGGTTAATCATGACAACACCTTCGCTGTCATACATATTACCTTGCATGTTGCCTACCAGTAGTGCTTGTTCGCTGTTTAAAACAATATTACCATTTGTGTTACGTACATCACCTTTAATATCAGTAGTAAATAAACGTAGATCGTTATTAAAGATAGTGTTACCGGAAATATCTTCAATATCTCCTACTAATGGACCATATATTTTTCCGTTTGTTGTGTCAACTTGTAAAACACCGTCACGTGTTACAACATTGCCTTTAACTTGGCTTGTCCAGCTGTCAACGATAACTTGTTCATCAGCGCCTACAACATCAATTCTATATGCGTCACCTGGTATAATTGTCATGGTAATCCTCCGTACAAACTATTTATCAATTCTAAACTTGACAAGCTAGTTATATTATCATATAATTATAGTATGTATGATATATTTTTTATAGGTCAAAAACATTGGAGTGGCTACAAAGCCTTAAAAGAAAGATTTCCTATGGCTCGCTGTGTAGAAACGGTGCCAGAAGCAAAACAAAAAGCACTTACAAAACATTTATGGATTGTGTATAATGACGTTGATTTGGTTGATGATTGGAAATTTGATTACAAAGTAGATGAGTATAGTAAAGAATACACACATGTATTTTTGAATGAAAGATTATATTATAAAGAAGAATATTATGATGGCGTGTGTTTAATGCCGAAAGATAGTCATCACGGGCCAGGCGAATTACAAGCAAGATATTACATTAATAAAAAGTTTGTTCCTGTTGTTGCAAGCAGGCCAAAAATTGATCAGTATGATGTTGTGTTTATTAGCTATAAAGAACCTAATGCAGATGAAAATTTTGAAAAACTTCTCGAAAAAGCACCTCATGCAAAACGTGTACATGGAGTAAAAGGTATTCACCAAGCGCATATTGAAGCAGCAAAATTGTGTCAATCTAAGATGTTTTTTGTTGTCGACGGCGATGCCCAACTTACAGACTATTTTAAATTTGACACCTTTGTTCCTGAAACACATAATAAAGATGCAGTTCACGTATGGAGATCACAAAATCCAGTAAATGGATTAGTTTATGGTTACGGCGGTGTTAAGTTGTTGCCAAGGCAACAAACGCTTGATATGGATGTAAACAAGCCTGATATGACAACAAGCATTAGTAATAAATTTGTTGCTGTGCAAAAAATTTCAAACATTACTGCATTTAACACTAGTCCATTTGAAACATGGAAAGGTGCATTTAGAGAATGTGCTAAATTAAGTAGTAAAGTAATTGATAGGCAAAAGGATCAAGAAACAAATCGTAGATTAAGAACTTGGTGCACATACACAGAAGATGATGCAGAATTTGCAGAGTATGCAATTATTGGTGCTAAAGCAGGTGCAGCATATGGTGCTAGAAATCAAGGTAAACCAGACGAGCTTAAAAAGATAAATGATTTTGATTGGTTGAAAGAAAAATTTGATGCTGGAAATTTTTGAAATATTAGATAGATTTGAATTAATTCATGCTGACGATTCTCGCTTTAGTAAATTACGTAGATTATACATAGATAAAGATTACACTAGTTTATTTGAGTTAGTTGAAAAGGATGAGTTACGGCGTGCTATTTTAGAAGAAAATTGGCATAGTATATTTAGGCTTGTAACTAACAAAAGAATTATTGGCGATATTGAAGATTTAAGGAAAGCAATTCTTGAGCAAAATATTCATAGTTTGTTTAGATTACTAGCAGGAAACGATAGTTTAAAACTTGCTATTATAGAAAAAGATGAAAATTCAATTTTTAAATGTGCTGGTAATGATGATATACGTAAACTTGTTTTAGACGATAATCTTTTTAGTTTGTTTAGATTACTTGCAGAATATTCAGATTCAACTCTTGTAAATGCACTAAAAAATTTAATTACAAACGATATAGAGTTTGATAAAGATTGTTTAAGTAGAGGTCAATTACAAAGTAAACTCTGGCTTATAGATGAACTTAAAAAATTAAATTTAGATTTAGGAATAGTTTTTTTATGTGCAGGCTGGTATGGTATTTTAGCAACTATGATGTTAGATGCAAAATTAAAAATTGATAAAATTACAACATTTGATGTAGATGAGTCTTGCGAAAAAATTGCAAACATTATTAACAAGCCTTATATTTTAAACAATTGGACATATAAACATTGCATACAAGATATACATGATATTAGATTTGATGGACATATTTACGATGTAAATAAATTTGACGGAACCCAAGAAACAATCTGGGAAACACCTAACACCGTTATAAACACAAGCACCGAGCACATTGAAAATTATCATGTATGGTATCATAAAATTCCAGAAGGAACAATTTGTATTTTGCAAGGTAATAATTATTTTGAAATACCAGAGCATGTTAATTGCTGCAACACACTAGAAGAGTTTAGCAAGTATTCGCCTATGGCACAAACTTTATATGAAGGCGAATTAAATTTAGGAAAATATACAAGGTTTATGAAAATTGGAATTAGATGATCTAAGTGTAAGACAATTACAAACGGAAAGTGCAAGAGCATTGAGTACAATGCAAGCAACAAACAATAACATATGGCAGTTTAATAAAAAAGCTCACCATAATAGTCAAAATTGGTATAAAGCTGTTATTGAATGGTATGTAGAACAATACGGAGATTTGCCAAGCAAAGTAGGCCCTGGTAAAGATGTTAAATTGGTAATGGAGAATTAAAATGAGTGATCTAAGTATCCTAATAGAAAATAAAAAGCGTTTATTAAACAATGCTGTATCTTATATGAAACAACATCATCCTGAGCGAACGCAAGAACCAGAAAAATGTTTTAGAGATTTAGGATACATTATTGATGCATTTATTCATGATGTTGAAAACAACACTAATACTAATACAATATACATTGGTAACAAATTTTGGGTAAGAGGCAAAAGACAAATTGTTAGTACCGAAGTTGAATTTGCAGTATACGATTGGATAGTAGATTTTATACAAAATCAACTAATGTGCTCAGAAGATTTTTCTAATCAAATTAGTGATTTGAAAAATACTTTAAAAACTATTATTGAAAGAGGACCGATTGAACAGCCTAATACATGGCATCGTGCAGCACAACAAAGAGTTAACACTTATAATTGGACAGACGCAGTTCCGCCAATTGATATGATAAAAGATATTATTAGTGATGTGCATAATTTTTCACCTAGCAAGCAGCGTGTCACACGTTATAGTATTGAGATATACAGAAACGACAATGAAGAAAAACGTAACAAAATTTATAGAGCTG